TGATTGAGGTCTAAAACCACTCCGTATACAATGGTTTCGAATCTGCGCCACCAGGGAATGTAAACGTATAGTGTGCAACTTAAAATGGGCTATAAAATGCCCGACTGCTATCAAAACCTCTTGTGGGGTTTTACTACAGATAAAAGAAGATGCACAGAGTACTAATTTAGCTATCACAGTGGACCAGTAAGAAACTTTGCGAGAACGAAAAATCGAAACATGTTCATCGCACACTGTTCTGGTTATGGTGAAAGGGTAAATAAACGATTCATAAAACATCATTGGGAAAGACTGTATCATGGATCGCCTAGTAGCTATGAGAAAATCGTAGATCCTAATCTTTATGAAAGTAATGTAACCAACGTCTAAAATGACTATCGGTATTATGAGATAAGGAGAAAAGAAAACAAGATAATTCGAAATTAAAATAACTACTGCGGCAACCACGGATGAACTCTCAGAGTAAATCCGCTTCAAGATAATGAGCTGAGCCGAATGGTCGTTCAATTTCCACACATAAATGAACAGTGGTATTGAAAGGAGTAGTACAAAAAAGAAGAAGTACCAGGGGATGTAACATGCACCCAAAAGGAAAAGGGGCACATATATGCTAACAAGAAAGCACCTCCTGTATATCTGACTTAGCGTCAGGTCTGAACGGTCAATATGAGATTGGGGCCTATAGACGTGTAAGAGTTGGGGATCTACACAACTGGAAGCTAAGCCACCAAACAAATAATTGAACCATGACAAAAAATGAAGGAAAGATAGACCTTTAGCAAAATTGGTATATAGAGTAAGGTTCCTCACAGCAGACCTGTAAGCAGGCAATGTGAGGTCCATATTCATGAGACCAACTAGATAAATTAAACTAGAAAAAGTAACAGAACGCCAATACCATGAGGTTGAGCAAAACTGGCTAGTAATAGCAAGTGGCAAACCCGTAAGGAGTTCTGTTGTCAAGAAGTAACAAGTATAAGGTATCATGTCAGAAAGAAAATCACGAACTCTCGCTGAAAAGAGATCGAGGTAAACAATTGATCGACTAGAACGAGCAAAATTTTCGCAATGGTAGAAAAGGAAAGACGTACCATATTCAATGTAGTAGTGGGTCAAAAGAAAAACAAGAGGTATATGTAAATTAGATTCATAGATATACAAGTAGAAAAATGCTCGTATTGACTTGAAAAACCAAAAGACAACAAAAATAGAAGATAAGAGAATGGGAGTGCTTGTGAGACGACTAAACATCCTATGGCAAAAATCCAGCACTGTATAATAAAAATCAGTGCCACGACGAAAGAATTGAACATTCAAATTAAAAACATTGATGTTCAAAGGTGTAGGTCGTGCTTGGCGCAAAATGCGTTTCAAGCGGGAAATAGGAAATCTTCGTAAAATGTGTGCCTG